AAACAGTTTAAAGCGCACCGCCTGGCGTGGCTTTACGTTTACGGCGTAGAGCCTACTAGGATGATCGATCACATCGACGGCGACCGAAGCAATAACCGAATCGAGAATCTGCGCGAGGTCACGCCGTTTGAGAATGCCAAAAATCAGCGAATGCGCAAAGACAATACCTCTGGCTTTACCGGGGTCACCTGGTCAAAAAGCGCCCAAAAATGGCGCGTGTGTGTGAAATCTGAGGGAGTCAGCCACCACCTGGGCTACTATATTGACAAGGAAGCGGCTGTAAGCGCGCGATTAGCAGCGAATATCCAATATAACTACCACGAGAACCACGGGAAAAAATAATTAAAAAAAGTGTTGCGTCTATATTTTAGGGCGGTATACTGCAGTTGTTGTCAGGGTATACCGCCCCGCTCAAAAAGGAATCTGCACCATGTCATACTCACTAACCATCATCACCGACCCGGAGGCATTTGACGCCTCTTTTTACGGCGCGGGCGCCCCCCGCTCTTTTTTCACTGAGTACTTTGCCACCTACCCTAAGTACCTAGCGGGCGTCAAGATCCTTGCAGCGCTCTTTCCCGAGGCGCGCCTGCAGGGCGCCGTCCCCATCCCTGCGGGCCTCATTGACGAGGCGCGCGCGCCAAACCCCTCTCAGTAAAAATAATTAAAAAAAGTGTTGCATCTATATTTAGGGGCGGTATACTGCAGTTGTTGTTAGGGCATACCGCCCCGCTCAAAAAGGAAAAAGACCATGTATCAAGTAACTCTTCAAATGAACACCCTCGAAGGCCAGTCTGTAACTCGCACTATCGACATCTCAAACATTCAATACCCCGAAGGCCAATGTAACGTCACAGCGTCAGACCCTGAGACGCAGCACGCTATGCTTGTGGCTTGGATTCAAGAACGCGGAAACCCGCAGCACGAAACCGCGCTCGCGCTAGTAAGTTGGTATATCCACTAAAGCAGCCGGGCCTTCGGGCCCATTTAAAACAGCAGTTAAAATCTAAAATTTTAAGGACATAAAATCATGAAGACTTCAATTAAAATAGCAGCAGCCCTACTCGCCGTCGCGGCGGTTCCAGCAGCCCAGGCGTCCGTAACTTTCGCAGAACGCGACGCGCTGTTCTCTATCTATAATGCCACAGGCGGCGATGGTTGGACGCACAAAATGAATTGGCTAGGCGCGCCGGGAACTGAGTGCGCGTGGGATGGCGTGGTATGCGAGGACGATAAAATCGTCGAGCTGGACCTAGCCAATAACGGCCTGGTGGGCGAGCTCCCTGCTGAGATCGGCGAGCTAAAAAATCTGCAGGTCTTAAACCTTGCGTCTAACAAGTTGAGCGGCCCGCTTCCAAAAGAGCTTTGGCGCCTCCCTTTGACTCGCGTGGTTGTCGTGAAGAACGAATTCAGCGGAGCGCTTCCGGCCGAAGCTGCGGTAGCCCGCGGTACTCTTGAGTTTTTGTCGCTAACACATAACAAATTTACCGGGTCTGTTCCCGAGTCCTGGGGCGAGTTAACGAAACTCAAAATGCTAGCGGTAGGTTATAACGAGCTGAGCGGAGAGCTTCCAGAATCACTTAAAAATCTGCGCGAGCTCCAACAATTTCGATTCCCTAAGAACGACATTTCGGGTCCGGTTCCCGCCTGGTTAGTTGAAATGCCCAAGCTATTGAAAATCTGGCTGAATGATAACGCTAAAATAACGGGCGATATCCCGGCGATTTTAGGCGACCTAGACAAGCTCCGCGAGATCCGCGTACACAACACAAGTGTAACCGGCGGCCGACCAGACAGCTTCCGCGAGGCTGTTGTAGTGAAACTCTATCACCTAACCAAGCGCTGGCCTTCAATGTATTTCGGTACTACGCCAGACGAAGATTTGGGTTTATGGGTTAACAATATCGGCGTCTACGTTGGCGAGACTAGCGAGTTGTTCACCTGCGTCGCTGTAGCGACTAACGGATCCAAGGCCGAGAGATTCGACGCCGTGCTTGTTTTAGATGGTGACGTTTTGACACTAGGTCGAACCAGGCCGTTCAACGCCCGCGGTGCTCGTAACGAAATTGGCGCCCTGCCAGATTGCAGCGGCGTTTACGAAACCACCACAGGCGTGCTTACGGATACGATATTTGGCTTCGGCCGCACCTACGCCGTCACGTTCGAGCCGAGCGTAACGGCGGAGACCGGCGAAACAGTGCTGAAACTTTCAAAAGTCGAACAGCTAGTCGCTAAATAATATTAACCCGGCGCGTCTGAAACCCCAGGCGCGTGGTTTTACGGTTTAATGATTACGTCAACCCCGACCAAGGCTAAACCCGAGGAGATAAAATGAAAGACTCACTTGACGCTGATTTGGACAGATGGCAGGACGAACAAAACGAAGACGAAGACGAAGATTTAGAAACCAACCGGGCCGAATGGCTAGCCGATAACGAGGATTAACAATGACAGCAGACGAGATAAAAAGTCAGTTAGAAATATTTGCCGACGAGCTCGAAAGGGCTGCAGCAAACCGAAAACCCAAGTGAAAAATAAGGATGTAAAATGTTATTGCTAAGCACCGAGATCGGCAAACACATTATGATCGGCGACATTAAAATTGAAGTTAAAAGAGTAGATCTTAATGGGACCGTCCTAATTGGCATTGCTGCCCCGGCTGATATACCAATCCTCCGCAGCGACGCCGTAAACCGAAAACCTAAGTGAAAAATTCAGCCGGGAGGCTAAAACCTCCCGGCTGAATTGTTTATAGCTTTCGCGCTTCGTTAAATAAAGCATCGACCTGGGCGTCGGACAGATTAAGCAGCGACGCCATAGATTTGACCAGGGGATATTCCCGCTCTACTCGATCGCTGAATCCCCACTCTATCTGCGCGGCTGTGCCCGCCGCTGCCATCGCCGCTTCCACGCCAGCCAGTAAGCCCTCCGCTAAAAGCGTGAGCCTGAGCTGCCGCATAGAAATAGATTCGGCGCGCGCCTCGTGTGCGGCTACCGCCGCGGCTAGTTCCTCGTTGCTTCGCTTCATTATACCACCCTCACTTTTAGGTTGTTGCTCGCCAGCGCCGTTATCCTAACCGTGCTCGCCTCGGGAAAGTCGGCGTCATAGTCCGTGCCTATTACCGCGATTTGGTTTAGGACGTTAGCGTCGTAGTTTATCGCCACGCCGTTAGAGGAAGGTACTGTAGCTCCACTGGTCAGTTTGAAGATAATAGCTAGATCAAGATCGTCACCAAGCGCTATGTGGTTCGGGTCTGTTACAGCGTCTAGTTGAGTCTTGTCCATTCTGTTTTGAGCTGTGTCCATAGCCTCAGCCAACGCAGCTAACTCTGTATTCGTAGCGCCGTTTACCCAAGTCTCAGAAGCGTATGTGCCGTTAGAGTTGTACTGCCAAGTCCCTGCGTTGTTACGAACAATGTCTCTCTCGCCACCTACGTCTTTGATTACAGTCCACGTTGTACGGTCGTCTGTAGAGATAGCGTAGTATACAGTACCAGAACCTGCGTTCTGGTCAGCGGTCATTGAGTTGATGTCTGTCCAGTAGGTAGAGTCTATTGAGGCTGTGGTGTGGACTGGTTGGTAGCCTGTTGCGGAGCGCAAAGAGCCTGTTGAGTATTGGTATACAATGTTGTCTCCGCCAATAAACATTTTGTTTCCTGCTGAATTAAACCACAAACCTCTTGGAGCTGTTGTTTGAGAAGCTACGCTAAATACTACAGAATCATAAGATGCCGTAGATAAATCAAACGCAGCAGAAAGGCTATATTGATGAATTTTATCTGCTGCTAAGCCTACAAAATAAAATTTAGTGCCGTCATTATTAAATGCAATTTGTTGTGGGTTTCCGTCGTAAACCCCAACGCTTAATGAAACAGAATCGTAAGATGCTGTGCTAATAGTAAACGCAGTAGATAATGTGTATTGATACACCGTATCGTTACTAGACCCGATTACATATAATTTAGTACCGTCATTATTAAATGTTATTGAAGCGACGTTGTTTTCTTGGCTAGCAAAAGAAAAAGCTGCAACATAAACAAGTGTAGAAATATCAAAGGCAGTAGACAGAGTGTACTCGTTTACGTCATCTCCTACGCCTCCTGCCAAAAACATTTTAGTACCATCGCTATTAAAGGCAATTGTTTTGGGGTCAGTTTCCCAAGAAGATGTAGACTGTCTCTTGGAAAAAGAAGCAGTAGAAACATCAAAGCCAGTAGACAAAGAAAACTCATTTATATCTTGAGCTGACCAATCTACTATATACAGCTTTGTTCCGTCATTATTAAATGCAATGTTACCCATTCCTGCTAATTCAGAAGAAGCATTGTAGCTAACAGAGTCGTAACTAGCTCCTGCTATGTCATATCCCTCTATATAACCACTCAACTCCAAATCCCCATCCGCAGCGTTATAGACAACCCCGTACATCCCCCAAAAGCCTGATGCGACTTGATCGTATGATGAAGGTGCTGTGGTTTCTACATAAGAGCCGTCTGTGGCTGTTAAGACAAACGCGCCGTCATTGGCTTCGATGGTCTTGCCTACGTCTGCTGAGGCGAATGAGCCTGTGCCGAGTTCTAATATATCAGACCCAACAAAGTCCAAAGTAGTCGCCGCGTAGGCGCTGTCTTCGCGTGTATAATTGTCCAGCGTAGATGTCACAGCCCACGTATTGCTAGAGCTGCCAGTTTGGGGGACCTCTTTAGCCACTGAGATTACTGGGACCAGGCGCTCCTCGCTCAATGCGATCGTGGCCAATTCGCCGGTCAGGAAGGTTTTAGTTAGCGCGCCCAGCGTCGAGTCCGGTACAACCCAGCTTAACGCGGCGCCATCAGTCGTGAGCACGCCGCCGGGGAAGCCCGCCTGCGTTGGCAGCGCCGGTATCTGAAACCAGTCGGCGTTAGTGGCCGACGGCTCGCTGCTGGCGACGTTTGCTATGTTGACCTTGAGAGCCCAGAGCGCGTCGTCGTTAAAGACGCTTGCAGGGATAGCCAGGGCGCCGGTCAGATCTTCCCAGAGACCCTTATAGTTTGCTGCCGCTGCTGCCGCGTCCGCCGCATCTACCGCCGTCACCGCGTTTTGGTTGGCGTCGTCGGCTAGCGTGTTAGCCTGGCCCGCGTATGTGTTCATCGCGGTCACCATATTTGGCAGGGAGGTGCCTAGCAGCAAATCAGCGTTAGCGTCAAAATTGGCCGGGTCATCAGTAGTTGGGACCGTGCCCAGGCTGGGGATTGTTTCAGTGATCGCCATGCTAAACTTCCTCGAGTTCTAAGTTGATTATTGACCTGCCGCCTTCGCTGAGTTCGATCTCAAAATTGCGGTAAAACCCTAGTATTGCCACGGCCTCAAAATAGCCGTCTAGCGGATCGCTTAGGCCGTACCAGATAGCCGGGCGACCGTTGAGCCTATCGCGCAGTTGAATAATATCTGTGATGTCGGCCTTCTCTGCTAATACCTGCTGTTTGGATTTAGGTATATTACGAGTCGGCACCAGGATTGCATTACCCTCGGCGTCGCGTGTAACGGTCGAGAAGTTCATAATGTCGTTTCGCGCGTTGGTTAGCGTCTCGCCGATATCCATGAAAGTCCCAACCACCGCGGTGGCTATCGACGCCGACCCCGAGGTAACTGTCAGCGTCAGCGTGATAATCGCGTCGCTGTACAGGGGCAAATCAAAAAACACCAGGCTCTTCGACGTATCAAACTCGCCATAGAAGTATTGCGCCCAGGTCGAAGTCGTCCTAAGATTCAGGCTTCCGCTTGCGCTGTAAACCTCACCACCGCCAAAAACGCTAGTGACGCTCAGCGAGTAGGCGTTAGCCTGGACGCCTTTAGCTGTCAGCGAATTGATGCGCCTGCCAGGTTTTATCACCACCTGTATTGACTCGGGCGCGGTTGTTATGTCGTTACGCGAGTAGTCGAACAATTTAAACCTGTTCGTCTTGCCGATGTAGCGCCATTTTGTTACGTCGCTCAGGGGGATGTCGTGATTGTTGGCCTCTAGCGATTGGTAAAGCGAGTGCGTGGCTAGATCTGAAACGATGCCGTTTAGGTCCGCGTGCAGCGAGTCATCATACTCCCTGTAAACTATGCCGCGGCTGGTCCAGAACGCGCCCTCTTCCTGAGCGTTGCCGGTGTTGCCGTCCTGCAAGGACTCCCAAACCTCTTGGGGCTCGCTGTACGCCGACGCCGTGCCCACCAGGTCGCCGTCGGCGTAGGTGGTGTTGCTGTCGTAGTCTGCAGCCGGGCCTTCTAACACGGTACTGCTTAGCAGCTCCGTGTCGCTTATTTCTAAGGGATCAATAACTCGCATTTTTAAACCGCCTGCGTCAGGAGTGAGTCGCCGTCGCGCGTCACCCGGGTTAGTATGTCAGCCGTAGTCTTTACGCTAGCAGACATTTTTTTCATCTCTAGCAATAAGTATTTAGCTTCCTCGTTGCTAGTGTTAGCGTTCCGCGGGTCGTTAGCCGTTAGAACCTCTTCGCCCTTATGCAGCCGCGCGCGGTATCCGTCAAACGGCACGCTGCTCAAACCGTTAAAATGCGAGCCGTCGATAATGCCTATACTGCTCGCAATGTCGGCCATGCTGAACGGGCCCATGTTCGAGAACGTGTTGGGGGATGGCGAGGCCCCGGCGCTTACTGTTAAAGTGCTAGGCATTAAGGTATTCGGCGCGAGCTCAGGCGCGGCCGCGCTAGAAACCGTCAGCGTGAGAGTTTCTAGCGATTCCGTTATTGCCTCAGCTGCTTTTAGAGTGACCTTCGCCACCGTATCCACCGCGGTCTTAACGCCCACTGTGAGCGTAGTTATTTCGGGCGTTTCGTCTGCCTCAACAACAGCCGCTGCCACTTTCTTCACCTTCTTTACTTTCTTAGCAACCTCTGCTACGGGCTCCTCGGCGGCCTTTGCAGCTAGAAGCATTCGCTCCATAGCCTTAGCCATGTTCTCTAGAATAGTCGTGGCCGTGCCGTCGCCGATAATCTTGTTAAGTTCTGAGCTGCTTAGCGCGTTTCGTGCGCCTACGGCCTGGACCCATTCGGCCGCGTACTTATCCATCTGCTTATCGATTGTCGTGCCTTTAGACTTGCCCTCTTCAACAAACGAGCCGAGCACCGTGCCGGGTCCAGAACCTTCAACGCCTAACCCGCTGAACGTGTGGCCCGCAAGATCGACACTCAGGCCCACCTCTTTAGTCAGCGCCGTCATAGCCGCGTCTAGATCGCGCAGTGGCTGGATAGAGGCCTCTGCTTGCGCCGTGGTGGCGTTCTGTTTAAAGCCTATCGGCGCAAAGCCTGAAGCGAAGGCCTGGGTCTGGAATATGTTCTCGTCGGTCATTCCTGCGGTTCGGCCCATAGTGAGGCCGGCCGTAGCTGTAGGCGTGCCGCCACTGTCTAAAATCTTAGCGAGAGCGCCGGCGGCTAGTATCGCCCAGCCCGCCGGGCCTGTCATAAACGCCAGGGCGCTAGACGCCGCGCTGCTTATGGCCGTGCCTGCAGCCGCTAGAGATGTGGATATAGCAGTGCCGACGCTACTGAGTGTGGTGGCTATCGCGCCGCCCCCCGCTGCTGCGGTCCCACCACCCGCTGCTGCTGCTGCATTGGCCGCCATTGTGCTTGTTCCGTTGGCAATAGCGGCCTGGGCCGCCGCCTGGCTAGTTTTGCCTAGTAGGCTAGACAGCGCCGAGCCCGCAGCGGAGAACATAGCGGTAAGCGGATTACCGCCGCCTCCCGACGTAGTGCCGCCAAATCCCAGAAGCTGCATTAGCTTAGAAGCGGCCCACTCTGCCACCATGCGCTTAATCATGCCCGTAAACGCTTCGGCTATTTGGCTAAACGCGTCCTTGCCGTTGTCCATAATATCTACAAACGTGTCGGACATATAAGTATGCGTTGCGCGCCAGGCCTCGTCGGAAGCCTTCGCAGCTTTCTCGTTTGCCTCCTGTAGATCCTCCGCCGCGGTGGCCGTTTTGTCTAGCGCTGCCTTCTCTAAGTCGATCTCTTTTACCAGGTCGGCAATCTCAACGCCCAGGTCGCTAGTGGCGGTTACGCCCGCGGCCTGCAGCGCGTTCCTTGTGGCTAACTCTACAGAGCTAAGGCCTAGTGCCTCCAGTTCTGACGCCAGCGAGGTTAGCGTATCCTCTGCGGCCTTGTTGCGATCTTCTATCGCTTCGGTGCTGTCTATAACGCTGTCGGTTACGTCCTCCACCGCCGAGCCGACTTCTTTGGTCTGCTCTTCTAGCTCAACGTCCGCAGCGGTTAGCGCCTCGTGTGCGGCGGTTAGTATGCCTATTTCTTTCTCGTACGCGGCTATTTTAGTTTCTGATTCAGTAAAAGCCGCGTCAAGATCGGCCGTTGCCGCTTGCGTGTCTTCTAGGCTGGCTTTTGTCGTGGCGAATGCCTCATTGAAAGAGTCAACCGCGGATAACGGGTTGGCCGCGGCTGCAGCTATACCCGCCATCGAGGCCGCAACATTGTTTTTCAGGTCTGTAAAAAGGGTGCTAATCTTAGCGGTCATTGCCGCCCATGCGCCGGTCAGCGCCCCGGTCAGCTTAGCCCAGCCTATTTTGATGTTGAGCATAGCCACGCTCAGTTGAAACTCTACCCAGTCCCAATTTCTTACTATTAACACAGCGGCTGCAGCCATAGCCACGGCCAGTACGCCAAAAGGGTTAGCCAGGGCGGCCGCGCCAATAGCAACAACGCCCGCCGCGATTGCGCTCAGGCCCGCAACAATACCGGCGAATACCGCCGGGGCGGCCATAACCGCCAGGGCCGCCGCCACTGCCATTGCTCCGGTGGCTACGTCTTCTAAACCGCCGCCTTTTACAAAAGTGTTAACGTCGTTAGCAAAATCACTTGCCGCCTCTGTCGCAGCCCTGAGCGTGGGGTCTAGCTTTTCGCCGATAGTAATAGCCAGGCCTTCGTTGGCTGAGTTGAGCCGCAGCATATCGCCGGTGAGGTTGTCATAATTAGTGGCGGCTTGCTCCGCGGCGACGCTCGTACCTGTAATAGATGCCGTTAGAGCGCCAAACTTAGGCGCGCCTTCGCTTAATAAGATCGCGGCGTTTTTGCCCTCTTCGCCGAACATCTTGGAGATTTCTGTGCTTGTTAAACCCGCGTCTGATAAGTTTAGGAGGGCTGTTTCTAGGCCGACCACGGAGGGCTTAAAATTATCGTCTGTCTGTTTCTCTAGCTCGCCAAAAACCTTTTTCAGCGCCGTGCCCGCCTCGGAGCCCTTTAGGCCGCCCGCGGCTAGCATCTGGACCGCGGCGTTTGCTTCCTCAAAAGAGACGCCCGCGGTTCTTGCGGTAAGACCCGCTTTCTCTAGCGCCTCGGACGTCTGACCAATTTCAGAAGATCCAAACTTGGCGCCCGCCGCGAGCACATTAACAAATCGGCTGGCTTGATCGGCGCCCGCTGAAAACTGGTTTAATGAAACGCCGACCGTTTCGGCCGCCAGGGTTAGATCGATGCCTGCCGCCTCTGCCAGTAACACAGCCTCGCCAGTAACGGCTACCAGCGCCTCTTTGGTTTCTAACAGGTCTGGCTTCGCGCTTGCGATCAGTTTAAACGCGGTCGCCGCCTGGCTCGCCGAGAGTGTAGTAGTCTCGCCTACCAGTTTTGCTTGCTCATTATAAAAATCTAGATCTTCGCCGGTCGCGCCTGTAATCGCCGCGAGCTCACTCATAGACTTATTAAAATCTTTAGTGGTTGTTATAATCCCGCCCAGCACCCGGCCAATACCAGCCGCTGCTATTGCCGCACCCATGACCTTAAACGCTGAGCCTACACGCGCCGCGCCGGTGTTCATCGACGATAGGCCTTTGTCTATCTTCTTGGTATTTGCGACCATAGCCTGGCGGCCGCCGTCTACGGCTTTCTCCGCTTTTTTCAGCTCACGCCGTAGGCCTTCGGTGGTTGCGTCGATTTTCAATAAGAGGTCAGCTACGTCATTAGCCATGAACTTGGTTCCCGTTGTCTTTGATGATTTCGGCTATAAACGCGCCCATGTCGGGGCCGCCTTTTTTCGTTTTTGAAGCTGTTTTTTTAGTTCCGTTTTGCATCTGGATGAAATCTATTTTAGCCTCTAGGGCTATAGTTATTTCGGTAACCGTACTCTGCCACGCCGCGTCGGGGGTCCAGCCCAGCCAACCCGTCGCAACACCAAAAATATGGACGAGGAATTGCTCCTCGTCCATAGCTTCGTCATCACTTACTTTTTTTTGGCCTCGTCCGACGATGCTTCATCTTCGCCGCCCGGGTTCAACAGTAAGGTTATGTAGGGCACCACCTGCTCGGTAGCGCTCGCGATGCCTTGAGAAAATACAGCTTCCTCAATGTCGGCTATATCTCTCGGCGCGGCGTTGCTGCCCGCCGATACGATAGCCGCTATGTGCTCCGAGTTTAGCTGCTTGAGCGCTTCCGCCGCGCCGGCCAGGCCGCCGAAACGGGCCTGGATTTTCTTCATTGCCTTGAGGGTGGGGCGTAACTCGTACACCACACCGCCCAGATCAATAATTACTTCCTGGTTAACTAGACTCATGCGCGGAGGTCCACGATAAAGCCTTGGTCGTTGGTGATCATATACTCTACGATCTCCAAATCATCGACCGTGCCGCCTGGGAAGTTCTCATTGCCGACCTTACCGCGGAAGTACACTGTGGTCGCGTTAGTCGTGCCGGCGTCGTTGTAGACTACCTTTACGTTATAGGCGGCCTGCGTGTCTACTGCTGCAGCTTCGCGTAGCGCAACCTGGCCCGCGTCGTCGGGATCGTAACCACAGGTCAGAGTAATATTATCGCCTGCGCGTGAAGTCTTAAACTGGACCGCGCGTGCGCTTGATAACCCTGTAAATGGAGTGAACGACTGCGTATCATTCAAAGCTGAGAACGATTGCACTTCGCCAATCGCAGTATAGGTGTCGGCTTCCGCTTCTGCTAGCGTCGAGCCTGCAGCCGTCGTGCCGATCGAAATAACTGTCTTTGCCATTGCATAAATTGCCATATTGTTTTCGCCTCCGGAGCGATGTTTTAAAATTGTAATAAAATTTTGAGTTTAACTGAACCCATATATGTCAAGCCATCTGAATCTCGGCTGGTGCGCTTAGATTGTACTTGCATTATCACCACGCGGCCTTCCGTTAGACTCAAATTCTTTTCGTGCAGCAAGGCGTCAATCTCGCCCATAATCTGCAATACTTCCTTCTGGCCGCGGTAATCCGACCAGACTGATAAGTATAACATCTTTTTGTCAGTTCTGCTAGATAAAAAATCACCCATTTCGGATTCTTGATAATCTATTGTAACGTAGGGATACGCGGTGCCCTGGGGCACAGAGTCGTAAACCGGGACCGACAGCCCGGCGTTTAGCGCGCTGTAGATCGCCATTTGAAAAGTTATCGACGGGTCGCTCATTTGTTCGAGGCCTCTTTGACTGCTTTGCGTATTACTCTTTCAACGTCGTTAATTATTTTAGGTTTCTCGCTATCCCAGGCTGGCTCCATAAATGGCTGGGCGGCGGTTCTGCTCGCGCCGTCTTTGCCCTTAGTGCCAAACTCTACAAACCTTCCATAATACGCGGCGCGCTTCGCCTTCTTGCCTCTGATCCCCACCTCCGCCGAGAGTCCGTTCTTAGCGACTTTGGCGGTGATGTTATTTTTAAGGTTTCCCGTGTCTGTGGGTACTCGCTCGATTATCTGCTTTAGCAGGTTGTTAGCTGCGTCTTGCATGACAGGCTTAATCCGCGCGTCTGTTTCGGTGAGTATACGCCGTAATTTTATGCGCGCTCGCGTGCTCGTGACTCCAGATCGGCTCGCCATTATTGCGACACTCCACGCTCGGCGTCGATTTCTAGATACATCGCCCGATTGCCGGTTGTCAGAACCGCTCTGATATTGAATGTTTCAGCGTTCCAAACTATTCGATCGCTTGCCTTTATATCGTCTCTGTTTCTAATCTTAAATCTATAAAACGCCTGCGCCTCGATGCTGTCGTGCGCGGCTCGCTCAGATCCTTTAACCGGCTTTACAAACGCCCACACATCTTTAGCCACATCAATTAGCGCGACGGTATCACCGCCCATGCCGTCGCTGGTTCTCAGCTCGCGCTTTACGCTTATTAACTCTGTGAGGCTGTTTAGGCTCATTACCCGACCCAGCCTTTGCGATTTATGGCTATCAAACTTTGGACCGCTAGCGGGAGCTCTGTAACTACCAGGCCCGCGCCTACGGCTACCGCGGTTCGATTCTCGAACCAGTAGGCGCATAACATTCTAAGCGCCTGGGATATTGACGCCGGGATGTCCTCGGCGGTATCACCAAACCCGGCGATAAAGGTTATATTCACCGCATCGAGGCGATCGAAAAACGCGGGCATAGCGAATGCTGTTTTGGCTTGTAACCACGCCCTGTTTTCATCGCCGTATAGATAAAAGTTGTCGGCGTCTATCGTCTGAACTTCATCGTTAACGTCGAAATACTGAATAGACTCGATTGACTGAACTGGTGAGACCGGGATATCAATTCGGCCGTTGTCAAACCCTCTCGCCGACAGCTTCCAGGTTTGCGTTATTAGCGCCTTATTTATGACGCCGCGCGGCGCGTCGGTGTAGTCCGTCGCGGCCTGGATGATCGAGGTTATAATAGAATCCTCGGCATCATACTGAAGCCTTAGATCTAGCTTCACCTGGTCCACTGTCACCGGGAGATTCGCCGGCGCCGTGACACGTTTTAGTAAAAAGTGCTCTGACATTAGTTAAACCTTGATAGCCCGCTCGGCTTTCTTTGTCTTCACGGCGAAAGATTTCTTCGTCGCGGTTTTAATTTCTATTGCCTGGGCTGCTGCGATCATCCGCGCGCCTTCGGCCTCTCCTACTTCTATCTCGTCGCCGGCATTCTGAACGAGTCCAGGACCGCAGCGAGAAACTAATAATTTTAATTTCATCTTACAAACCTTTTTATAATAAGCCCCCTCCGCGATATTGCGGGGAGGGCTTAATACTATTTACCTACGCAGACATTGCGAGGTGTTTTACTGCGGCAGTGTCGCCAAGCTCGCCGTCGAAACGGATAAGACCAGCCACGCCCATATCAGGCCAGAAGCGTTCAGTCATAACGCCAATAACAGGCGCGCCGACTTTGCGAACGTAATATTTGCTAAAGTCACCAAATACCATCGGTAATTTGTTAGCTTCAATCCCAGCCATCGACTGGTTAATACTGTACGGACGGCCGTTGAAAGAGCTAGGCGCGCCATTAACGACGTTGCCTTGCTGCCATAAGTAATTGCCGTCGCCGTCTTTCAGTTTACGGACCGCTAGCAAAGTTTGATCGTTGAACATATATCGGCACTTCGGCGAGCCGCGGTATGCGGGATCGACTGAGTGCTCTAGGTCGAGGATCTCGTCAAACGTGATTGCCGCATCTGAATTCGAGAGGACGCCCTGAGTAGAAGCGCTAACAATGCCGTTTGGCTCGTTAGTGCCAGTACCAACGGTAAGCCTGTTGTTTGCAATACGGCCTAGACGCTCGCCCAAAAGCGCGGCAAGTAGCTGCTCCATTGAGAAGATGCTGTCCATATCCAATTCCCAAGACCAACGAATAAAATCGGTATCGAACGCGTAAGCGTCGAGAGATTTCTGGCCGAAAGTAACGTCCTTCGTGCTATTGTCAACAACTGGCTGGCCTTCGGCGTGAGCTGCTGCTACCGACAGCGTGTCGTTAACCGTTGGGATTTTCATCGGGTTACCGCTGCTCGTTGTAAACACAGTCGCGATATCTTCTGAATACATCGGGCCAAACGCCAACATAGATTTAACGATCTCATCTTTCAGCGTAGTAGGCACAGTAAAACCGCCAGCCGTGTTTGAGCCGCCTGTCTGCGTGCGGAAGTCTGAAGCGCCGCGCTTGAGTACCTGGAGCTCGTCAGCGTTTAGTTCTGAGCGCTGGCCGCAAATTACCTTGGCGAAAACTTCGCGGTATTCAGCAGGGATTAACTCCACGCCGGCGTCTACAGAATCACCAGCAACCGGGCGGCGTGCTTCGACAGCGCGCTTCTCAGCGTCTGCGATTTTAGCTTCGCGCACTAGGCGTGCGTCGATAGCATCGTGATCGGCCATACGGGCGTCAAAACGCGCTTCGATTTCTTTGGCTTCGCTCTCGCTAGTCTTTTCTGTAATCGAATCTAATTCTTTGCGGGCTTCGGTAGCAAGTTCTGCTTGTGTTTCCCGCTGCTTCTTTATGTCAAAAGTGCTCATTTTGAATACCTATTTTAAAATGCCGCGCCCATCTGGCGAAAGTTTGGGCAACAAGTCAGCGGGATTCGCTAGCCTGTTTTCGTCTCAGAGAGAGACAATTTCATCCTCATTCTAGACGCGTTTACTGCGCTAGACTGAGCTTCTATTTCTGGCGCGTTCGCTGCGCGGTGCTCTTCTAGCGAACGCAACCCTATGTCCGTGCCTTCATACGCGGGGCTCGTAACAATTGAGACATCGTATAAAGACGCTTTGCGGATTGTGCGCAGAGGCGTTTCGCCGCTCTCGTCCCAGTCTTGCTGAGATGGTGAGAAGGCGAAGCTCATTTTGTCCAGGTCGCCGCGCCGCATTTTAGGCAGGATCGACATCACATCCGGATCCGTAGGGTCAAGCTCGGTCTCCATGTACAAACCTTTTTCGTCTTCGCGCAGTGTCAGCGTGCCCGAGCGAGTTCTCGCCAGTGGCAGCCCCTCGTGGTTAATGACAAAAACCACGTCGTCGCGGCCGATCGCCTCAGCGAACGCGCCTGGCGCGATAACTTCCCGGTACGACCCGCCGATTTCGGTTTCTTGATTGAAGACAGCAGCGTATCCGCTGACCTTAACGGTCTCGCCTTCCGCCCTGATTTCAGCCGGAAGTCCCGCTCTAAACTCGTTATTCATTTTCTGCGCCTTGTGTTGGGGGTTGTGTTTCGTCTGCCACAGGCTGTGAGCCTAGCGGGACCGTTGCGCTCTGAATCATTAAGTCGTTGCCCTGGTCCGCGTCTGGGCGGTTCTCTTGGCGGCGGGCCTCGTTAGGTGTTAGCACGCCGTTTTGAATGCCCGTGGCGTAGCCGTCCATGCGCGTTTTAAAGTCACCGCGTAGTAAGCCGTCCAGGTTAAACTCTACATAGTCGGTTACGTTGTCGCGGCCGAATAGCTTCAAGTTCATCTCTTGCTCGGTTTGCTCAATCCACCTACGGATCGTATGCTTAACCAGGTGCAAATCTTGCTGCTCAACATTAGAGAATGTCGCCCGGGTTAAATCTTGCAAGAAGTTAGGCGGCAAAGAATAGATGCGCGCTATCTCCTCAATAATAAAACGCTTTAGTTCTACTAGCTGGGCTTTCCCCAGGTCCACGCCGATGGGTGTTATCTCATGCCCTGCAGGGAGAGTAAGCGCCAGGCGGCTGTCGCGCGTTGATTGCTTAACGGCTGTCTGAAGATCTGCAGCCGCTCGGTTTAAGCCTTCGGCTGAGGTAAAATTGCCCGTCATTACGAACGGCGGGACGCCGCCATTTTCAAAGAATTTAGATCCGTAGTTTGTTGCCGCTATCGCCAGCCCGATCGTGTCTCGATTTGTTATAATAGGGCTGAGGCCTGTTATCATGTCGGCCTTAATGCAAAAGGGTACGTCGATAATTTCGGAGGCTTTGTAGTTTCTTGAGCGCTTGCCATCCTCGGCAAACGTATAGACGCGGCGGCCCGATACGATTTTAGCCGTTACGCTCTCGGGGTTTAGCGGGAACAGGTTAACAATCTCGCCGCCGATGCGTTCTATATAAGTATACTGCCTGCCGGTTGTTAGCGTGCGATCAAATGAATATTTGCGCCACTCAAACGAGCTCGTCTCTTCGTTCACGGCGTTGTGCAGTATATTCGACAGCCTGCCGGGTACTTCCTCGCGGCCACTTGCGGTTTTTCTGTAGTGCTTTAGCGGGAGGCCGGCTATTGTGCCGGATAGAAAATTAACTGCGGCCCAAATTGCGGGCACGCCCATCGCTTTATCGACGGTTACATAGACGCCGCTAGCTGATTCGCGTTCGTCCACACCAAAAACCCGCATAAACTCAGAAGAGGTCTGGCTTATGGCGCGCTTTTCTGTCTCGGCCGCCGCGTTTTTAGTCTCTTTTCTGTCCCAAAAGGCCATTTTCTATCCTAATATTGAGTAATTGGGATCTTCCCAGGGTGACGGAGCTTCGGTATTATCGACAGCTTTCACCGACGCGCCTATAGCCATCGCTAAAGAAACCATACCATCTATTCTACCAGATGCTTTAGATTTGTCAAGTTTTCTATTGCCTGCAGGGTCTTTATTTACTACCGCATTTGCCGCGCACATAGTCAGCACCGGGTGCATCCCGTGCCTTATAGAAGAATTCAAGAATAGCGCCTCTAGTGAATCAAGCGCGGGGCTCATATCCTTGAAACCCTGCCCAAACTCTACCAGCGGAAGGCTTAGGCCTATGCCCTCAAACTCTTTTTTGAGTAAATCTATGCGCCAGCGGTCATACGCCAGGCCTACAATCTCGCATTCTCTGCTGATTTCGGCTATTTCATGCGCCACAAATTCGTAATCGACGGTCGCGCCTGGCGTGGTTCTTAGGAATCCTTGCTTCACCCACAGGTCATAAGGCTGTCTGTCGCGCGCTGCGCGGTCCGCGAGCCCTACTTGGGGCGTCCAAAAGTAGGGCCAAACGTCAAAATTGCCCTCTGAGTCTTCGCCCACGAGCACCAGCGCGGTTAAATCCGTTCGCATTGATAGATCCAGCCCGCCGTAAACCGTCGCGCCTTGGAGCGGTCTGGGCGCCTGCCCGCATTCCTGCCATATATTTTTGGAGACAAACGGCGAAACCGTAGAGACCCGCTGATTTAGATTTAAATTTCTGAACGTGGACTCGAAGCTGGGCATCCGCGCCGCTTTCTCTGCTTGCTTCCTCATGTCTGTTTCAGATCTGAAAAGACCCATTGCCGGGTTTGCCGCGCGCCAGGCGTTTTCGTCTAGCAGATCGGCTTTCGGGTCCGCCTCGTAAACGTGGCAAACTGTCTTCGGGTGTTTGTTGTTTCGCGCGTCATCTATTAGCACGCTAAACAAATCGGCATCTGTCGCGGCCTGAGTGCTGATATAAATCAGTAGCGGGTTCTCATACGCGCCCTGCGCCGTGGTTATTGCATCGACAAACTCTGATCTAGGGCCGCGGACCTGCCCGACCTCATCTAATATAGCCAGGATCGGCGACTTACCGTGGGCAGTTTTGCCCTCGGCGCTTATAGCCTGGTATTCTACGTTCATCGGCATGCCCAATAGCTTCTTGCCTGATGGTACAATCTTTATTATTTCGCTCAACCTGGGCGACAGCATCACGCATTTAGACGCCAGGTTGTAAACCTCTGCCGCTTGCTCCCTGCTCATTGCCCCCGATATTATGCGCGAGTTCTGTACAGCCTCCGGGCCAACGATGTGCGCCAAAAGGATAAAGGCTATAGTTCCAGTCTTGGCGTTTTTGCGGCTGATTGAAAGTATAGCGGTGTCAGTGACTTGCGGGTTGTCATAAATTGCCAGGATGAACTTTTTTTGAAAAGGCGCCAGTACGACGGGCTGGTTTACCTTGTCGCCCTCGGGCACTAGACAGTATTCTTCAATAAAAGCTATTACCTTCTCGCCTCTTGTTCTAGCCATTAGTGCGCGGGCCTTGAAATTAGATCATCAATATCGGTGGCGTCGGCGAATTCTTTGGCATCTTTATGCGTCTTATTCTGGGCCACTTGCTCTCGGGACTTTCCCTGCGTCGCCTCTGTGTGAATCTGCAGGTGCGAGCTCAAGAACCTAACCCGCCGCGCGAGCATATCCGCCTGCGCCTCTAGCGTTTTTAGGTGGCGCTGATCTTCGGGCGTAGGTGATGATATACACAGCGGAAGATCTTTCTCTATTTGTTTTGATACAACTTCGAGCCGATACATTGCGCGCGCGGTATCCGCCGCGAGCACCAAGTCGTTAGGGGTCCAGGCGCGTTTGGCTTTGGCCGTGGTGACGATCTCCCAAAACGGTTGGACCGCCTTGCTGATCTTAACGCCGTTTGGCGGAGGGGGCGCGCCTGTTAGCGCATCGCGGACGATGTCGGCCTGGCCTGCGCCGTCGCTTCTTTTTCTCCTGGTCATTCGTCGTGCCTTTTTTGTGAGCTAGTGTTAAAATTGATG